AGTGTTATTATTTTTATTAGTTAGACAATGCAATGAAACTGAATATGCAAAAGGAGAAGTTACAAGGTTTCAAAATAATCTTTTGGCTGCTAATGATACTATTCTTAATTATGTAAATGAGAACGGTGAATCTGTTGGGGAAATTAAAGGTTTAAATTTATCTTTAGAAGAATTAAGAGATAGCTTAGAATATGAAAAAGGTAGACCACCTATTACGATTGTAAAATATAAAACTATTGTTGAAGAAAGAATAGTTGAAGTTCCAGTTAAAACAAAGGATACTGTCGTTAAGCAAGATGGTATTAATTTTAAATCAGTATTAAGTTTTAATTCAAAGAGTGATTGGGAAAAGAGTTCAAGATTAATTGATGTATCTTTGCCTTATACATTTACTGATAGTTTAATATTTGGTTCTGCAACGATAGGATTAAAACAAAATATATGGTTAAATGCAACACTGTCACAGGATTTAAAAACAAAAGAGGTTTTTATAAAGCTAACTTCTGATTATCCTGGTACAACATTTAATAATACTAAAGGTATTATGATTGATCAAAATAGTCCTGAGTTTAAAAGTATACAAATGAAAAATAGAAAACCTTTTGGATTAGGTGTTAATATGGGAATGGGAATTACTGGAGATGGTAATTTTGGACCATACATCGGAATAGGAATTTCTTGGAACCCAAAGCTTTTGCAATGGTAAATAAATAGAATAGAATGGAATCATCAAGGTTTATAGCAATATCCGAGCAAATACTTATAGAGTATGTGTATACTAGCCAGGCATCGCCTACTACGTTTAATACAGCAACATATCCTATAGAGTTAATGCGAGACACTAATACTAAAGGAACTTATTTCTTTAATACAGATAGTGTTTCGGCAATAATGGGTAATTATAGAGATATCTCTGCCGTATCTAACAATGCTCTTAGAACACAATATGTTTCACTAGATACAGATATAGGTGTACCCTATAATGATTTTAGTGCAGCACTAACCGATAGCGCTAATCTATTACAGACTTTTAGTCCTGAGTTAGATGTTGCTTATGATAAGATAAGAATACATTTTGTAGCAGGTTTTAACTTTACTGGTTTTGACGGAATTGTATTTGAAGCATTAGCACCAAGAAGAGATGGTGTTATGTTAAATCTTTCTTCAATTAATTTCTTAAGAACTGATACACCTACATTTAATCCTGAGCCGTTATTAATTGCAGATAAATTATATGCTACATATATTGAATGGAGAGTTCCTTCTTTATTTTATATGAATAATTTATTTTCTGCCTCTGATTCAAATAGTGTAGCTTATAAATTAACCGAAGGACAAGGTTTCTTAAAAACACCACCTATCACATTAAGGGCTACTGGAATATATGAAACTATTGTTGAGAACGCATATAGCTTTTATGAAATGCAGGAAATTAATTCTGTTTCAGTTTTAAATAGAGATATTTATGATAACTTATATGCACAAGTAATACAATCTGATGGCGGTGATTATTTTGAATTATCAGGGCAAGTTACAGGTTCTACATTTAGTAATTTTATTGCACAGTTAAATTCATCAGGTGGGCAGTATGTAGTCTTTCATGAAATAAGTGTTACTGAACAGGTAGGACAAGTTTTTAGCCAAACAAGTTTTCAAGTCATAACACAGGATACTGATTTTGATGAACCTGTTTTATTTAGGCCTATAATTAAAAATGCAAATAGCGCAATTTCTTTTTCAATTAATTATGTATTAAGATTATATAATAAAGCCGATGCTACACAAATTATTAAGAATGCTAAATTAACTTCATTTGATACTCAAAAATATGGAAGACAAATGATTCAGATTAATTTAGGAGTTGTACCTACTGTTGCTAATGTATATAATCAAATTAATAATGATAATGGCAAACAATTAGTAGTAGGAGTTGGTACACCTGCAGATAGCAATGCAAATACATCTGAACAAATAGCAGAGAAATTAGTTGTAAAGACTAGCTATGTAACAACATTTAGAGATAGGATAAAGGTTAAGGCAGCTATCTCACCAGTTAAAATACAAACAATAACACAAACTAATGGCAGCAACGAAAAATAAATTATCGGAAGCAGAGCAAATACAGAAGAAGGCAAGTACTCCTCAGGTTGTCGGTGGTGTAAGAACTAATATATCTTTAACCAAAACAGAGAAAGAATACTACCAAAGATTTGTTAATTTATCTGTTAATGAAGAACCTTTACCGCAAGGTGATGGGATGATTCGAATATCTTTATTTGATGATTATTATCTTTTTACAATGTATGATGAGGTTGATAATGAAGATACTCCAATTGATTTAAGTAATGTAGGAGATCTATATTTAAACTTTATTGGCACTACTGATGAGATTGATATATTAAACCATACGCAAGTTGATGAAGTAGATTTGTCACAAGGGCAGGTGTTATTCAGAATTACAAGATCAGACAGTAAAAAGATATTAGCTTTAGATAATAATAATTTTTATATCTCTACTAAGATGACAGATAAAACTGATGGTTCTACTTCAGATGAAACTGTTTTATACCAGGGTCTTTGGTTATCTGTAGATGATGCAAATAGAGCAACACTAACTTCTCAAATTGAATCAACACGAATAGAGTATAGTATAGAACTTGCTAGACTAAGAACAGAGAACGAAGAACTTAAAGCAGACAATGCAGAATTAGTAGCTTCCTCTGAAGAAGATGATGCAACTATTATAAGATTACAAAATAGTAATGAAGAATTAACAAATGAATTAGCTGAATTATCTAAAGATTTAAAATCTACAAAAATAGCAGCAATTAATCAAAAAGCCAAAGCTGCACAAAAATATGCTGAATTACAAAAACTTAGAAAACAGCAAATACGTGCAATTAGAACAAGAGCAGTATCCGCACAAACTAAAGCTAGGCAGATTCATTTTTATAGAAATGCTGCCAAAAATTTACAGAATTTTACAGTAGGAAGAAATTCTGTTGGACAAACGATTAGAGATTACTATGAAGGTCGTCCTGGAAGTGGCTTTGATCCGGATAGAAGAAATTATTAATAATTAAATTATGATATTAAGCGCAAGAAATAATCAATTTAAGTTTGATTTTCCAAGGAACTTTATACCTAAAGTAATTGCTGAGAAATATAAACCATTTCTTAATCGTATACCTGGTGGGCTGATTAAAGAACCTATTGATTATTGGAATTATGGAATACAATCATTAAATTTACCAGGCCCTTCATTTGATCCAGTAACACAAGTAGATTACCCAGGTAATCAGCGTGCATTTAGATCAAGTATACCAACACAACAATTATTTGATAAATCATTAACTGTTACAATGCAAGCATTTGATGGTTATGTAAATTATTGGATGGCTGTAGAAATGTTTGACTATTATTATAAACTAAGTGGTAAACACCCTTACTTACCAGAAGGGGTTGGGGTACAGATGTTAGATGCAGATGGTATGGTATTTGTAACTGTACAATTAAAAGATATGTTTATTTCAAATATAGGTGCATTAGATTTAAACTTCTCAAGCAATACAATTGAATTTCAAACTTTTGATATTGAGTTTAGTTATAATATCTTAGATGTTGTAGTTAACATAACCTAATATATAAACAAATAAAGAACTAAAATGAAAACCTTTAAAGATTATTTAACTGAAAATAAAGCCGAGAGTTTAAATATACAGGATTTATTAAATGAATCTCATGATTTAACAGAAGAGCAGGATGCTGCGATAGATTTAGCAGTAGAAAGAATTCTTGAAGCTCAAAAAGAAGGCAAGAATTTAGAAGACTGCGTTGAAGAAATAATTAATGAAGGCTTGTTAGGTAGTATATTTGGTGGTTTAACCGGATTTGCTTTAGGAAAGACTATAGGTAAAGCAGTAGCTAAAGTATTAGGTGTTACTAAAGGTGCTCTTTATGATTTATTAACCTCACGTCTTGTAGGTGCTGCGCTCGGTGCAGTTATCGGCAAGAGAATATAATTAGAATGATTCATATAGGAATTGACTTTTCATTAAATAGCCCTGGTGCCTGTGTTGAAACAGCCGATGGTAAATATCACTTTATAACTTTTTTTAATTACGGAAATCGTATATGGGATGAAGAAGGTAGAAAAATACCTAAAGCATTTAGTGTACACAAAGAATTAATGGATGATAATGCTTTATTAGGATTTCCTTATAATAGGCAAGTTACAAGTAAAGAGTTTTTACCTAGAGAGAGACAGAAGTTAGAGGATGCCGGAAATATTAGTTCACTTATGGTTAATATATTTTCAACATTATTTGAAGGTGATAAAGTAGCAGTTGCACTAGAAGGATTTTCATATGGCTCTAAAGGTAATTCATTTATAGACATAATTCAATATAATACATTTTTAAGAAAGGAATTAATAGATAAGTACTCTATAGAAAATTTATCTGTATTTCAACCATCTCATGTAAAGAAGTTAGCAGGTAAAGGAAATGCTAATAAACATTATATGGCTAAAGCATTTCAAGATGATGTCCTTAATGATAAGAACCTAAGGAGCACTAAACTTTGGAAATGGACTCAAGGAAAGGACTTCAGCATTAAAATACCTAAACCTATCGATGACATCGTTGATGCCTACTTTATACTTAAAGCCTTAAAGGCTAACAACTAGATACTTTTCTTACTCTGAATAGTTAAAAATTATATTGCAACATGTTGAGTTTGTTTCAGCATTATCTAAAATAAATTAAAATAAAATGATAAAACCTTTAGGAAATAGAATATTTTTAAAAAAAGATGAGCAGCCAGATAGAAAAGGTGACATAATTTTATTAAAACAAGATGGTATGTATGCTCCTCCATATTCAGGAACAATCCTCGGGGTAGGTAGTGATGTTGAAGATAAAGAATTAATAATTGGTGAAAAGGTTCTTTTTCATGATTTAGCTGGCACAGAGATTAAATATAATGGAGAAACTGTATTTAGCTTAAGAGAAAAAGATATTACCGCAATAATAGATAAAAAAGTAAATATAGTCTGAAACAAACTGACTTAGGGGATATATAATAAACAAAGGAATCAATAAAGTATTGGTACTTTTTAAAGGCGATAACAAGGCGAAGTAAATAGGCAATTAAATAAAAGAAGTTTAGGCACGAAGGCTTGTTATCATAAATTAATAATAACAAAAATAAAAAAAAGGCAATTAACATGGCAAATGAATTCGACATTTTTAATGTAAGTGTAAAAGATTTAGACACTGGTGAAAGAAAATCTACCGCAGGTAGCGATCTATATTCACCTAAACCAGATCAAGGACAGGACGGAACTTACCGTTCTTTAATTAGGTTTCTACCTAATGCTAAAAACCCAAGAAAACCATTCGAGCGTAAATTTGTTTACTGGCTAGAAGACAGAGAAGGAAACGGCTTTTTCGCTGATTCACCTTCAACAGTTGGAGAAAAATGTCCTGTACAGGATATGTTCTTTAAACTAAGAAACTCTGAATCTGCTGTAGATAAAAAGATGTCAGAAGGTTTAAAGCGTAGAGAAGTATTCTATTCTTTGGTACAAATCATAAAGGATCCACAAAACAGAGATTTAGAGGGACAAGTTAAAATCATGAAGTTTGGTTATAAAATCAAAACTAAAATTGATGAAGAACTTAATCCTCAATTTGATGAACCTACTCAAGTATTCGACCCATTTGATGGAAAGAATTTTGAATTAGTAATTTCAAAGAAAGGTGGTTATCCAAATTATGATTCATGTAAATTCCACGGAAATAAATCTGCTATGGAAATCAATGGTGAAAAGGTTACTGATACTGATGAAAGCCGTAAAGCAATTTTAGGTTTACTAAAAGATGCACCAGATTTATCAACATGGGGTTATAAAGCATGGGACGATGTTATAAGAACAAAGGTAATGAATGTATTATCTCAATTTACATCTCCTGGTGATTCAATTCAAAATATCACAAGATCAAAACCAGCACCAGTAAATACACAAGCTACTGAGGCTGCTGCGACTAAAGCAACAACTGAAACAAAGGAAACTCCTAAAGCTGAACCTGCAAAGGTTGGTGAAAAGGCAGATGACTTTGATGATTTCATTAATGGTTTAGATCTTTAATAAGTATGGCAACAGAAGTAATAATATCTTCTGAAATGAAAGCTCGGATCATTGATAAGGTGGTCCGAGTTCTTCATACTAATCATACTCATCCAGAAAAAAGAAGAATGCTGGAGAGTAAAGGTAGGTTAAACTTTGCATGCCCTTATTGTGGAGATTCAACTGACAACGTTAGAAAGAAGAGAGGCAACTTATATTGGAATGATTTATACTTTCATTGTTATAATTGTTCTGCTCATGCATCATTAGATGTTTTCTTAGCTGAACATAATCAAAATTTTGAAGGAGATGATAGGGTTGATGTAATTAATTATATAAAAGAAAACCGTAAACATTTTTCATTAGGTGAAAGTTTAGATTTTTATTTGTTTGATAAAGCAAAAGATCTTGCATTAACATTTGAGGAATTATCACTAGGGTTTAATGTATATCCAATTAATACGCTTACTTATCAAGCATACCCATATTTAAAAAGCAGGCTGCTTCACCATAAGACTGATAGGTTTGGTTTTGATCCAAGACGTCGAGAATTATATGTTTTTAATTTAACACCGGATGGTAAAATCTTAGGATTTCAAACAAGAGACCTAGGTGGCAGTGGTGGTCCTAAATATAAAACATGGAACATTGAAAGAATATATGATAGGCTAAAACTAAAATTAGATGTTACTGTAGAGGAGTTAGATAACTTAAATAAAATATCAATGCTGTTTGGTATTTTAACTGTTGATATGTCTAGAGACTTTTCTATTTTTGAAGGTCCTATAGATGCAATGTTTATGAATAACTCAATAGGATTAACTGGAGTTAAAAAACAAATAATAGAATTTAATGAAATACCTACAGCAAGATATTTCTTTGATAATGATATGGAAGGTAAAACCAGAATGATTGAAAAATTAAAAGGCGGCCAAACTGTATTTATGTGGGATAAGTTTTTAAAGGACTTTGATATTCCTGCAAGAAAAGTAAAAGATTTAAATGATTTGGTAAAATGGGAATATACTAATCGTACTGGGTGCTTAAGTGACCTTGATAAATATTTTACAAATAATTCATTAGATATTATTTTTATTTAATGGGTTTAAAAAATTATAACAATTTTGTGAGTGAAGAGGTAGATGACTTTTATAAAGATTTAGAAAATAGCAACAAAAGATTAAAACTATTTGCTACATTTAATAAATCAAAAATAGAACAAGTAAAAACTAGTTTTTCTATACCTGCTCCTAAAAAGAAGTTTCAGCCTAAAGTAAAGGGCTTTAAAAAGATTAATAATGATAAAGGTATATTTTAATGGAATATAATGATTCTGATACTGGTGCTGCTAATGAAGAATTAGCAACAAGGTTAGCTAAAGATAGAGATGATTGGAAAGTAAAGATAAGTAATTTAGTTGGCTTATTAAAAGAGGTTCGCGATTTAGCCGAATGTCAAGTAACTATGCTATCTTATAGACAGATCTTATTAGATAAAATTACTGATTTTAAAACAACTAAACTCAAAAGACAGGCTGCTTATGATAGGTACTATAAACTTAAGTATAGAGAATATTCTGTTGAGTATGATATTAAATTAACAAGTGGTGAAAAGGTTGCTTTTATTAAAGCTGATTTATCTCACCTAAGAACACAAATGGAAATGTTACAATCTCACATGGATTATTATCAAGAATGTATAAAGACTTGTGATAACTTAGCATTTGCTATTCGCAATAGAATTAATTTAGACGATAAAGAATATTAATGGAATTATCCCTATCCGAAAATAAAAAGTTTTTAGTTATAGATGCATGTACTGAATTAGAGTATGAGCAGCTAAAGAGTAGCTTGACTAAAAAAATTGAAGGATGGAGATTTCACCCTTTAGTTAAAAAGAAAGTATGGGATGGTAACGTCTCCTTTGTAAAAAGAAATAAAATTCCAGCTGGTTTATGGAAAGAAATTTTAGATGTTTGTAAAGATTATGATTTTCCTGTTACCTTAAATAATATAACTGATATATTTGATACTGAAATTAAAGAAGATGCGTTTAGGTTATGGGTTACTGAAATTTTTAAAAAACAGCCAGATTTTAAACCTAGAGAATATCAAATAGATGCAGCATTTAAAATATTAAAGTATAGAAGATGTTTAGCTGAATTAGCAACGTCTGCAGGAAAGACACTAATATCCTTTATGGTAGTTGCTTATCTTATGGATAAATTAAATAAGAAAAAGATCTTAATGATTGTTCCAAATGTAAATTTAGTTTTACAGGCTACTGGTGATTTTGATGAGTATAATAAATGTGGAGTTCCACTAAAGACTCAGCAAATATACGCCGGAGTTAAAATAAGAAAGAGTTCAAATTTAGTTATCGGTACTTATCAATCATTAGTTAAAAAAGATGAGGAGTACTTCAGCCAATTCGATGCTGTCTTTGTAGATGAAACTCATAAAGCAAAAGCTAATTCAATCCAAAAGATTATGGACAAATGTTGGCACTGTGATTTTAGGTTTGGTTTAAGTGGAACAATTCCTAAAAAAGGAACTGTTAATAGATTAAGCTTAATGTCTGCTATGGGGCCATTGGTTACTCAAGTTAAAGCAAACCAATTACAACAAGAAGGTTTTATTGCCAGCTGTAAAGTTATGCAACTTCATATGGATTATGCAACACCTGAGCAAAAAGAATCATTTTCCTTTTTATCTAAAAACCCACAAGATAGACAACGGTTATTTGGATTAGAACAAAATTTTATAAACCAAAGCGAAAAGAGATTAGATTTTGTTTGTCAGGTAATTAAAAAGTCTACATCTAATTCATTGGTGCTATTTCATAAGATAGCATACGGTGAAAAGCTATATAATAAATTAAGGCATATAACAGACAAGAAGGTTTACTATGTAGACGGCTCTGTTAACGTAGATATAAGGGAAGAATTTAAAAGCCGAATGGAAAAGAATGATGATGTTATTATTGTAGCATCTTATGGTACTTTCTCCACAGGTATTTCAATTAAAAATATACATAATATCTTTTTTACCGAAAGTTTTAAATCTGAAGTAATTATCAGACAAAGTATTGGTAGAGGGTTAAGAAAGCATGCATCGAAAGATGTTGTAAAAATCTATGATTTTATAGATGATTTTAGATATAAAGCCGAAGACCATGATTGGGTTAATTATATCTACCGCCACGGTATTGCTAGGCGAACAATATATAAAGAAGAAAAGTTTCCATTCGAAGTTCAGAACATAAGATTCTAATATAGAATATCTTTTCACTAAGACATGGATATATAAAAAAAATAAAAATAACTAAAATGAAGTCAATCAAAAAGTTTTCTGCAATGACTGCAAAAGATCAATCGATCACTGAGTCAGCAAAAGTAACAAAAGAAGCTGTTGATGAATTGATCAAAAAGATTGGTTTTGACAGTATAGAAGAGTTAAAAAAGGAGAAAGATCTTCTTTCAAAACTCGAAGCAATGTC